TGACGGTTTTATATATAAGGAACAAAAAAGGCGTAGCCGCCCGCGATCGCTGCCATCATGCTGTCATCCTCGCGCAGGCGAGGACCTCAGGACGCGTAAAGCGAGGGATAAATATAGGGCGACCTCATCCTTCCCCCATCAGCTCCCGTCGCGCCTTGTCGAGCTCTTCGGCGTAGCGGCGCATCAGGTATTGCTCGGTGAGCAGGCCGATGACGCGGCGGGTCTTCAGGCCGTCGACCACCGCGAGTTCCTCGGCCTTGGCGGTGTCGAACAGCGTGGCGGCTTCCGAGACGTTCATCGACGGCAAGAGCATGGCGTCGCGGTGGCGCAGCAAGGGGGCGATCTCGGCGCGGCCGTCGGCGGCGCCGGTGGCGTAGGCGTCGGCCACCACCATGACGCCGGCATAGCCGCCGCCGGCGTCGACGGCGATGGCGCGCTGCGTCGAGCCGAGCGGGAAGATCGCCCGGAAGGCGTCGAGGGTGAGGCCGGCCGACACGGTGCGGACATCCGAGCGCATCATCCTGGAGACGGTGAGGGACCGCATGCGGCCGACGTCGTGGGCGCTGCGGATGGTCTCGCCGCGCAGGTGCAGGCGCCAGGTGGAGAAGGAGTAGCCGAAGGTTTCCCGCACCACCACGGCCGAGACGACGGAGGCGGCGAGCACGGCGCCGGTGATGGAGAGGTCGCCGGTGGTTTCCAGCGCCAGGAACGCCATGGTCATCGGGCCGCCGACGACGCCGACGGCCAGCGCCGACATGCCGACCACCGAGGAAAGGAGCGGCGACAGGGCGGGCAGCAGGCCGGCGGCGACGACGATCAGCGCATAGGCCTTGCCGATCAGCGCGCCGAGATAGAGCGAGGCGAAGAACAGGCCGCCGCGAAAGCCGGAGCCGAGCGACAGCGCCGAGGCCAGCGCCTTCAGGACGAACAGCCAGAGCAGCATCTGCCAGGTGGCCGTCGAGGCGAGATCGACGTGCAGCGCGCCGTGGCCGGAGGAGAGGACGTGCGGCGTCCATAGCGAGAGGCCGCCGACCAGCGCGCCGCCGAGCACCGGCCGGGCCCAACTCGGGATGCGCGCGAAGCGGAAGGCGCGCTCGACGCCGGTGACCAGCTGCATGATGGCGACGGCGGTAAGGCCGCCGATCAGCCCCAGGAGCATGAACGGCGCGAGGTCGGAGGCGGTGAGCACCGGCACCGGACCGACCTCGATGGTGGTCTGCACGGCGCCGAGCCAGCCGGCCGTCAGGCTGGCGGCCAGCGAGGCGGCCAGCACCGGCGCGACGAGGGCCACCGAATAGGTGCCGATGATCAGCTCGAAGCCATAGAAGGCGCCGGTGATCGGCGCGTCGAAGGCGGCGGAAATGGCGCCGGCGGCGGCGCAGCCGACCAGCGTGCGGATGTCGCGGCGCCTGAGGCGGATGGCCTCGGCGAGGCGCGAGGCGAAGCCGGCGCTCGCCTGGGTGTAGCCGGCCTCGAGGCCGACCGAGGCGCCGAAGCCGCTGGAAATCATCGTCTGCACCGCCACCAGCAGGCTTTCGGGCACCGACATGCGGCCGCCGTAGAGCGCGTTGGCCTCGATCGGGTCGACCGGCGGGCGGGTGAAGCGGCGGCGCGTCAGATAGGCGAGGACGGCGAGGACGACGCCGCCGGCGACCGGCACCAGCGCCAGCGCCGGGTGGGTGAGGCTCACCTGCTCGCTGAGCCGCTCGCCGGACGGCAGGAGGAACAGCAGGCGGTGGGCGAGGTTGGTGACCCAGCTCATGAAGGTGACGACGACGCCGGCCAGGCAGCCGACCAGCGTGGCGATGGCGAGAAGGCCCAGCTCGCGATAGCGGCGCAGCCGGACGAGGGCGCGGAAACCGGCGACGGTGAGGGCGGGGACGATGGTGCGCAAGGGCTGGCCCGGCGGTTGGTGGGCGGCGGTGGGAGCGGTCGACGCCCTTTATCCCTAGTTTCGTGCCGGATTGAAAGCCGTGGCGGGCGGCTCCGGCAGGATAGGGGCGGGTTGCCGGTTTCGCCCGGTTTCGCCCGGCGCGGCCAGGCGGCGAATTTGCCGTTCCGCTGCCATTGACGCTGCCGCCCGTCGTCTTTCAGCCCCGACATTTGCATCCGGCCGATACCGTCCCGGGAGCAAATGTCGGGGCTGGAAGTAGAGCAATTCCAGCAAAAGTGGATCGCGATTTTGCGTCAGGAATTGCGCCTTGACAAAGGCTCTAGACAGGATTCATGGCGGCGAAAATGCTGTCGTAAGTGCCGTCGCGTTCAGCCCAGCGGCGCGCCCGGTCGCGGTCAAGCAGCAGTTCGCCATGCGGGTGGTGGCCTTGCTCGAGCATCGCCATCACCTCCGAAATATAGGCGAGCAGGGGCATGGCGCGCGGATCGGCCGCCTGGGCGGCGCCGGTCAGCTCGGTCCGGACATAGGGCGGCGACAGTTCGAGAACCTCCACGGGCAGGGCACGAAGCTGGTGGCGCAACGATATCAGCCACGAATGCAGGAAGGCCTTGCTCGCGCAATAGGTGGCAAAATCGGCGCGAGGCACGAAGGCGAGCGCCGAGCTGGTCGCCATGATGGTGGCGTTGCGCCGTTGCCGCACGATCGGCAGGACGGCGGCGGTCACGCGCAGCACCCCGAGGATATTGGTCTCGACGATCGCTTCGGCCGCGGCGACATCCCAATCGCCGGACGCCATGTCCTCGGATCGGGAAATGCCGGCATTGGCGATCAGCACGTTGAGATCGGGGAAGCGGGCGCGGACGTCCTGCGCGAGGCGCGCGAGGGACTGGGGATCACCGAGATCGAGGTGCATGCCGATGATGCCGGGGCGATCGTCGGCGATGCTGTCAAGCAGATCCCGTCGCCGCCCCGTGACGATGACGCGGTTGCCGCGATGGTGAAAAGCTTCGGCCAGCGCGCGACCGATGCCGCTGGTGCCGCCGGTGACGAGGATGGTGTTGCCGGTCATTTTCATAGGTGTAACCTTCCCAAAGGTGTCGTTTCAGGAAAGGCTGCGGCGTGATCGTCCGGAGCCGGCAAAAGGCCGGCGACAGGGGACGAAGGAAATGCATGCCACGCGCCTTCAAAGTCGAGATTTTCCGGCCGGAACCTTCTCGACAAAGGACGCGTTGGATGACGGTAACGCCTACGACAGCGCGTTTTGCCTCGCTGCAACCGAACAGCTAATCGAACCGGGGGATATGGTCAACCGCCTCGTCGGGGCGATGGCCGCTGCCTCGGCGCCGGCAGGGAATTCGGCGCCCTCGAACACCTGTCGGGCATCGATATCGGCCGGGTGTTCCATCCTGCCCGAGGTCCTGCGCGTGAGGCGGTAGGACCTCGGGCCGAAAGGGGCACCGAGGATCATATCAGGCTCCAGGGAACATCGGTAACCGGCGGACACGCGCCGCGGCACAACCCGCTTGCCGAATTTGCCGCATTGGCGTATCTGGCGGCTATCGCGAAAAGCGATCGCCTCCCTTGATCCGCCCGTCGGCGGAGTAAACAGGTGGACGAATTGTCGTCCAGGCGGTCAAGCACAAGCGATCAGCGCCGCTCCGCGCCGATCGACCAGCGATTTTCCAAATGACCATCCGTCGGCCATGCGCCTTCGCGCCTGGCTCACGCCCCTTGTGCTTGGGAAGCCGCCTGATCGCCGTCAACCGCGATCGGCGGCTCCCCCGGAGTCCGCCATGAACAGACCGCTCATCGTCATCTTCTCGGCCATCGTGCTCGACGCCGTCGGCATCGGCCTCATCTTCCCGATCCTGCCGGCGCTCCTGGAAGACGTCACCCACGCCGGCAACGTGGCGCCCTATATCGGCATCATGACCGCGCTCTACGCGGCGGTGCAGTTCGTGTTCGCGCCGGTGCTCGGCTCGCTCTCCGACCGGATCGGCCGGCGGCCGGTTCTCCTGATCTCGCTGCTCGGCGCCGCCATCGACTACCTGTTCCTCGCCTTCGCCGGCAGCTTGTGGATGCTGTTGATCGGCCGGGCGATCGCCGGGCTGACGTCGGCCAATCTGTCGGTGGCCACCGCCTACATCACCGACATAACGGAGGAAGACCAGCGCGCCCGCCGCTTCGGCCTCATGAACGCCATGTTCGGCATCGGCTTCATCGTCGGGCCGGTGCTGGGCGGCACGCTGGGCGACACCTGGCTCAGGCTGCCGTTCATCGCCGCCGCGGCGCTGAACGGCTGCAACCTCATGATCGCGCTCATCATGCTGCCGGAGTCGCGGGAGCCTTCTCGTCAACCGATCAATCTGGCGGCGCTCAACCCGTTGAAGCCGCTCGGCTGGGTATTCGAGGTGAAGACTCTCTGGCCGATCATCGTGATCTTCTTCCTGCTGAGCGCCACCGGCGAGGCCTACGGCACCTGCTGGGCGCTGTGGGGCGGCGACGTGTTCCATTGGAACGGCCTGTGGATCGGCCTGTCGCTCGGCGCCTTCGGCGTCTGCCAGACGCTGGCGCAGGCCTTCCTGCCGGGGCCGGCGGTGAAGCTCATGGGCGAGCGCGCCGCCATCCTGACGGGCCTCGCCGGCACGTGCCTGGCGCTGGCTTTCATGGCTTTTGCGACGAAGGGCTGGATCGTATTCGCCATCATGCCGCTGTTCGCACTGGGCGGCGTCGGCGTGCCGGCCTTGCAGGCGATGGCGACGCGGCAGGTGGACGACAGCCGGCAGGGCCAGTTCCAGGGCGTGCTGGCCTCGGCGCTGAGCCTGGCGTCGATCGTCGCGCCGCTGGGGTTTTCGAGCTTCTATTTCGTGGTGCGGGGGAGCGGGCCGGGGGCGGTGTGGCTGAGTGTTGTGGCGGTGTACGCGGTGGCGGCGGTGATGGTGTGGAGGGGGAGGTGAGGGGGAGGGGGGAGATTTTACAACCCTGCATAATTACCTCACAATCATGCCGGTAGAATTGCCCCGTCATCGAAGGCATGGGCGCGGTCGGAATAGAGATGAAGAAGCTCATCATTGTCGGCTTGCTCCGCCTTGGCGGTTTCTTCCTCTGGAAGACCTGGATGACGCGCTCCGAGACAGTCGCCCTCGACGGCTCCGGCTATGAGCTGACCGCCGCACCTGTTCGGGTACATCGGCGAAAAGCAGCTCGGAACGAGTATGGGACAGCCGGCGGCCTTCAAATACTACGCTAACCTTCAATATCTCGGACGGTTTGGCGTTCTCTCAGGTGGCGGGCGCGGCGCCGGTGTTGGCTTCCTGCCGGCGAGGATATCCGAACCGCGTTTTGTTCTTGACGTCCACTGTGGGTGAGGCGGGGAGGGCCACCATCCAAAGCTCTAATCTCTCAACACCATCCCGTCTCCCTTCCCATGAACCACCCACCCGCTTTTACCCCTCGTTCCGTCTATCTCCTCAGACGTGCCGAGAGGGACGAAAGTAGGGAAGAGAGACCTGTTGTTCGTCTCGTCTCACATTGAAAGTCCTCGTGTTTTGATGTGACGTTGGGAGATTGAACGTTGCGTCTCGGAAATATGCGGGTGGGTGTCGGATGAGGGAAAACGAGTCATTTTGTTGCGCGGCTCTGAAATGAATCGCCGGAAAAATGGCTGAATGGGGTATATTCACGCGTAACGCGGACGGTTGGTTTCGGGGTGTTCCGGTGCGCGATAGGTGCGCCGCGCCCCTTTCGGCCTGAGGTCCTCGCCTTCGCGAGGATGACAGAATTATATAATTTGAACAAAGGGATAGCGCGACGCTTGGCTGAGCGGTGGCCACCCCTCTCCCTGTTCCCTCTGCCACAGGAGGCGAGGGGACGCGGCTTGGGCCTACCCGTTACTGGAAAGCTCGGCTTGCCCGGGAAATGGGTCAGCAAATCCCGTCGTCCCCTCGCCCCTTGTGGGAGAGGGAACAGGGAGAGGAGTGAGCCGGCCTGAAAGAGGCCACGAGCATTAACGCCTTGGCGGCCTTGAGCCCGTTGGAAGGCCGTCCAGCCTAGCGTGGCGGCGGCTTTCCCTCCCGCTTTGCCCGTTAACTTTTCGCCGGCAGGATCGGTTTTGCCCCACGACGCGCTGCGTCGGCTCCAAGTGTGGAGAGCCGGCATGGCAGACCAGATGACAGCGGAATTGCGTCCGAACGGGCGCGTGGATGAGTTCGAGCGGGACGGCGGATTTGCGGCCGGCGGGCGGGTGTCCGGGCCGGGCATCACCGAGGCGTCTCGCAAGGCGGCGGCGGGCAGGGCGGCCGGGAAAGCGCCTGACAAGGCGCCTGCCGATGAGGACGCCGAAGGACAGCCCAACACCTGGTTTTCGGCGGCGCAGATGAGCCGGGAGACGGCGCGGGCGCTGTTCGACTATCGGCCCGACGGCCGGCTCTACTGGCGCGATCATGTCGGGCGGCGGCGGCCGGAGGCGGGCGGCGAGCTCTATCGCAAGCGGCTCGATGCCGGCCCGATCTGGACCATCCAGGGCGGCAGCCGGGCCAGCGTCACCCGCTACATGCGCCGCTACCTGGTGTGGAACTGGCACTTCGGCGGCACCGACCGGGTGCTGCTGCCCAGGAACGGCGACACGCTGGACGACCGCATCGAGAACATCCGCCTGGGGGCGCGGCTTGCGGGATTCCAGCCGGCCGAGGCGGTGGCGGTGCCGGCGGCGGAGACGGGCGTCGGCTGTCCGTGCTGCGGCGCGGTGGCGCCCGTTCTGTCGCCCAACCTTCTCGCCCGCGCCTACGAGCTGCCGCCGCAGCAGGAGGCGATCCTCACCCGCGTCTGGCAGGGCAAGGGCAAGCCGGTGACCGGCGAGGCGATCATCGGCGAGATGTATGCCGACGATTTCGACGGCGGGCCGGAATACGAGACGGCGCGCAAGTATTTCAAGACGCAGCTCTGTCTGCTGCGCAAGCGCATCGAGGGATCGGGCGTCCGGATCGAGGCGGCCGGCTACCAGCGCGGCTTCAAGCTGGTGCTGGGTGGTGAAGGCGGCAAACCGGAGGCGGGTAGGGTGGCCGGCGAGACGGGGGAGGGGTGATTGCCGCGCAGGGTGAAGGAGAGCGACGAGGGCGAGGTGGTCGACGCCGGCTGGCTGCTCAGGCGGCTGGTCGACGAGGCGAGCGCCGACATCGCCGATCTCTACGACGGCGAGGGCCAGCTGAAGCCGGTCGCCGAGTGGCCGGAGGTCTGGCGGCGCGGCCTCGTGCAGGGCGTGGAGATCGAGGAGCGGTTCGAGGGGCGCGGCAACGCGCGCGAGCAGGTGGGGTTCGTGAAAAAGGTGCGGCTCTCCGACCGGCTGAAGCGGCTGGAACTGATCGGCAAGCACATCGGGGTGAAGGCGTTCGAGGAAACCGTGCGGGTGAAGGGGCTGGAGGGATTGGGCGAGCGGCTGGCCAGGGCGGCGAAGCGGTTGGCGGAGGATGGGGAATGAGGGCGATGGGATTTATGGGAGGCCGATATCTGCCGGTTGCCCCTTTCTGCCCGAGGTCCTGCGCTTTCGTGCAGGATGACGGCTTGATAGAATGGGGCGCCGAGCTATCCACCTGTTCCTGTTATATAAACTGTCATCCCCGCGCAGGCGGGGACCTCGGGACGGTGGGGCGAGGGGGTGATATCGGGCTGCCTTGGTTCATGGAGGCCTATATCGGCCGGGTGCTTCCTTCTGCCCGAGGTCCCCGCCTTCGCGGGGATGACAGTAAAATATATAGGGATGACAAGCGGTTAGGCGGGCTCCCCCTTCTATCAGAGTGTCATCCCCGCGTAGGCGGGGACCTCGGGAAGGTGGAGCAAGGGGGGAGTATCGGGCTCGCTCGGTTCATGGAGTTCTATATCGGCCGGGTGCTTCCTTCTGCCCGAGGTCCCCGCCTTCGCGGGGATGACAGTAAAATATATAGGGATGACAATCGGTTAGGTGAGTATCCCCTTCTATCAGATTGTCATCCCCGCGTAGGCGGGGACCTCGGGACGGTGGAGCGAGGGGGGAGTATCGGGCTCGCTCGGTTCATGGAGGCCTATATCGGCCGGGTGCTTCCTTCTGCCCGAGGTCCCCGCCTGCGCGGGGATGACAGTTCACTTATAAAAATCAATCCTTTATGGCCTCGGAGGGCTCGCGCATGACTGCTCGGCCCGACCCCAACGAGGAGATCATACGGCTCGCCGCCGAATGCCGGTTCGATCCCGATCGCTGGTCGCTGGCCGCCTGGGACTGGGGCGAGGGCGATCTTGCCGCTCATCCCGGCCCGCGCCAGTGGCAGCGGGATATCAACCGGCAGATCCGCGATCATCTCGCCGATCCCGCCAGGCGCTTCACGCCGCTTCGCATCGCCGTCGCCTCCGGCCATGGCATCGGCAAGTCGGCCGAGATGGGCATGCTCTCCAACTGGGCGATGTCCTGCTGGGCCGATTGCCGCATCGTGATCACCGCCAACACGCGGCCGCAGATGCAGACCAAGACGGCGCCGGAGGTCGGCCTGTGGTTCCGCCGCGCCGTGACGGCGCACTGGTTCGACATGCAGGCGCAGTCGATCCGCTGCCGCGACCCCAGGCGCGGCGACAGCTGGCGGCTCGATTTCGTCACCTGGTCGGAGCACAACACCGAGGCGTTCGCCGGGCTGCACAACCAGGGCCGTATCATCCTCCTGCTGTTCGACGAGGCGTCGGCGATCGCCGACAAGGTGTGGGAGGTGGCCGAGGGGGCGCTGACCGACGAGGAGACGGTGATCATCTGGGTGGCCTTCGGCAACCCGACGCGCAACGGCGGCCGCTTCCGCGAATGCTTCCGCAAATACCGCCACCGCTGGCAGACGCGCCACATCGACAGCCGCTCCGTCGAGGGCACCAACCGGGCCTACCTGCAATCGATCGTCGACGACGCCGGCGGCGAGGACAGCGACGTGGCGCGCTACCGGGTGCGCGGCGAATTTCCGAGCCAAAGCCCCATGCAGTTCATCGCCGAGGCCGACGTCGAGGCGGCGCGGGCGCGCCATCTGCGGCCCGAGCAATATCGCTTCGCGCCCAGGATCATCGGCGTCGATCCGGCCTGGACCGGCACCGACGCGGTGGAGATCGTGCTGCGCCAGGGGCTGATGGCGAAAAGCCTCGCCAGCCTGCCGAGGAACGACAACGACGTCGAGGTGGCGAACCTGATCGCCCGGCTGGAGGACGACGAGGGAGCGGACGCGGTGTTCGTCGACGCCGGCTACGGCACCGGCATCGTCAGCGCCGGCCGGACGATGGGCCGTAACTGGCGGCTGGTGTGGTTCGCCGGCAAGCCGATCGACCCCGGCTATCTCAACAAGCGGGCGGAGATGTGGGGCACCGTCAAGCGCTGGCTGAAGGACGGCGGCGCGCTCGACCCCGACGACCGGACGCTGTCGGCCGACCTGATCGGCCCGGAAACGGTGCCGCGGCTCGACGGCAGGATCCAGCTCGAAAGCAAGGCCGACATGAAGGCGCGCGGCATTCCCTCGCCCAACCGGGCCGACGCGCTGGCGCTGACCTTCGCCGAACCCGTCGTAAAGCGCGGGCCGGGACAGGCCGGAAACCTGAAGCGCCTTATGGACGAACGGTACGACCCACACGCGGGATTATGACCATGTGCCTTTCCTCGTCCACCCCCAAGGTGGAACAGTACAAGACCTCGGCCCAGGCGCAGGAGCCGGATAACGGCGCCATCCAGACCTCGGCGGCCCGGCGGGCGACCGACCGGCTGCGCTCGGGCGTTTCCACCATCCTGACCAGCGCCAACGGCGTGTTGCAGGACGCCGCCACCCAGAAATCAACCGTTCTGGGGGTGTGATGGAAGCGCGCGCCAACGAAACGCAGGTCCAGTATCACCGCCGCCGGGCCGAGGAGCTGAAGCGGGTCCGCCAGCCGTGGGAAGCCACCTGGACCGGCCTTGCCGATTTCATCGCGCCGCACCGGCTGCGCCTGGAGGCCGCCGACGAGCGGGCGATTTCCAGGAAGCGCATCCTCGACCCGTCCGGCACCTTCGCCTGGCGGACGCTGGCCTCCGGCATGCACTCCGGCCTCACCTCGCCGGCCCGGCCGTGGTTCCGCTTCGCCACCGCCGATCCGGACCTCCGCGAATGGGGGCCGGTGAAGCTGTGGGTGGACGAGGTGGAGAGCATCGAGCGGCGGCTGTTCCAGCGCTCCAACATCTACACCGCCTTCCACGAGGGCTACGGCGACATCGGCCTGTTCGGCCAGTCCTGCGGCATCCTGATCGAGGGCGGCGACGACCCGCTGCACATGATCCAGCTGTTGCACGGCCGCTTCTGGATCGCCCGCGACGGCGAGGGCCGGGCGACGACGCTCTACCGCATGCTGCGCTGGTCGGTGGAGAAGATCGTCCGCCGCTTCGGCCTGGAGACGCTGTCGTCGTCGATCCGCTCGGCCTACGACGCCGGCCGCTACGACCAGACGTTCGACATCTGGCACGCCATCGAGCCGCGCCGCAACCGCGACAGCGGCAAGATCGACAGGCGCAACAAGCCGTTCCTCTCCAACTACTGGGAGGCCAACGGCAACAGCGGCGACGGCCTGCTGGAAGAAAGCGGCTTCGACAGCAACCCGATCGTCTGCCCGCCGTGGCTCGTCTGCGGCGACGACAACTACGCCCAGTCGCCGGGCATGGACGCCATCGGCGACGTCAAATCGTTGCAGGCGATGGTGCGCGACAAGCTGGAGGTGATCGCCAAGCTGGCGCGGCCGCCGTTGCAGGGGCCGACGTCGCTCTCCGGCAACCCGATGTCGCTGTTGCCCGGCGCCATCACCTTCGTCGACGATCCGACCGGCAAGGGGCTCAGACCGGTGATGGAGGCATCGCCGCAGATCGGGCCGCTCTTGCAGGACATCGGCGAGACGCGCCAGCGGATCAATACCGGCTTCTACGCCGACCTGTTCCTGATGCTTTCCAACATGGAGGGCATCCAGCCGCGCAACCAGTTCGAGATCGCCGAGCGCAAGGAAGAGAAGCTGCTGGCGCTCGGGCCGGTGCTGGAGAACATCTACAACAACCAGCTGGAGCCCTGCGTCGACCGGGCGTTCGAGATCGGTTTGAAGCGCAACCTGTTCCCGCCGCCGCCGCGCGAGATCCAGAACGAGCGGCTGGCGGTGGAATATATCTCGACGCTGGCGCAGGCGCAGAAGGCGGTGGCGACCGGCGCCGTCGAGCGGCTGGTCTCGTTCGCCGGCCAGTGGGCGGCGATGAAGCCGGAAGTGCTCGACAAGCTCGACGCCGACCAGTCGATCGACGTCTACGCCGACATGATCGGCGCGCCGGCGGCCATCGTGGTGCCCGACGACAAGGTGCAGGCGGCGCGGGCGCAGCGGGCTGAGGCCGAGCAGGCGGCGCGGATGGCTGAGATGGCGAAAACCGTGGCGCCGGCCATCTCCGCCGGGGCCGACGCGGTGCGGGCCGGCAAGGACGCGGGCGTCGATCCGGCCGCCGCGCAGGCGCTGATGGCCCAACTGGGGATCGGCGGTTCGTAGAAAAGTGGGAGACCTATATCGGCCGTTCGCTCTACCTTCCCGAGGTCCCCGCCTGCGCGGGGATGACAGGAAATTTATATTTAGGAACAATCGGGTAGGTGAGCACTCCGTCCCTATCAAGCTGTCATCCCCGCGAAGGCGGGGATCTCAGGCAGAATGGGGCAAGGGGTTGATATGGGGCGCCCGTGAAAGCTCGGTGTGATGACGGAATGGGAGCCTGATATCGACCGCTGTGCCTTCTCGTCCTGAGGTCCCCGCCTGCGCGGGGATGACAGCTTGATAGTTACGGGCGCCCACCTACCCGATTGTTCCTAAATATAAATTTCCTGTCATCCCTGCGCAGGCGGGGACCTCGGGCAGAATGGGGCGAAAGGCCGATATAGGGCGGCTTCGCGCAGTACGGACGCCGGGTCGCGTGAAGAAAATGCGTAAAATCAAAAGGATAGGTGGCTGATGCTCGATGAATTCGAAGCGCGCGAGGCGCGCGACGCCGAGGCGCGGGCACGCGCAGCGCAGGAGGAGGCCGACCTGCGCGATGCCTTCCGCCTCACGATGGAGACGGCCGAGGGCAAGCGGGTGGTGTTCTGGCTGCTCGGCCGCGCCGGGCTCTACGCCAACGCCTTCGACGCCGGCAGCGAGGCGGCGGAACGCTATCGCCTGGGACGGCAGTCGATCGGCCTGGAGATCTTGCAGAAGCTCGACCTCGTCGATGCCCGGTTCTATCCGCGCCTGCTGCTGGAGCGCGGCGAGGCGAGGGAACTGGAACGAGCCGCCCGCACGGCCGGCGGCAAACCAACCGAGGATGGGGACGACCAATATGCTTGAGCGATGGATTTATGGAGTCCCGGTGTTTGCGCCGGAAGGAAACGGAGCGGGTGACGGTGCGGCTGGCGGCGACGCTTCCAGCGCTTCCGAAGGCGGGGCGGCACCTGAGAGTCTGATGTTCCCGAGCGAGGCCCCGTCCGCTGGAAGTCCGACTGACAAGGCGGCCGAGGACGCGGGCGCAGCGCCCGAAGGCGAGGCGCCGCCGGACGCCATCGATCCCGCCGACCAGGTGCCCGAGGACGGCCGCTACGAGTTCGCGCTGCCCGAGGGCATGGCGCTCGACGACAAGCTGGCCGAGGCGATGTCGCCGGTTCTGAAGGATATCGGCCTGACGCGCGGACAGGCGCAGGCTTTGGCCGGCGCGCTGGCCGCCCATCGCCAGGCGGAAGCCGGCAATGGCGCCAGGGAGTGGGCCGACATCCAGACCGGCTGGGTGAATACGGCCAGGAAGGATGCCGAGATCGGCGGCGCCCGCTGGGACGCCTCGGTCGCCACCGCGCAGGGGGCGCTCGCCCGCTTCGGCACGCCGGGGCTCCGGGCGTTTCTGACCGAAAGTGGCGGCGGAAACCACCCGGAGGTTATCCGGTTCATGGCGCGCGTCGGCAACGCGATCGCCGAAGACCGGCCGGAGAGCGGCGGGGCAGGGGCACGCCCCCAAGAGGCCGCCCACCTGCTGTTTCCGAGCGACAAGCCCAAGGGGTAAATGACACATGGCCACCGTTGGCACCTACTACCCGAACCTGATCGACGCGCAGAAGCAGAGCGCCGAGGGCACGGTTCTCGAAATCCTGTCGCAGCAGAATCCGGTGCTCGACGACGCGATGGTGACCGTCTGCAACCAGCAGGCCATCCATCGCCACATGATCCGCACCGGCCTGCCGTCGGTCGCCTGGGGCCGCCTCTACAAGGGCGTGCCGCAGTCGAAAGCCACCGTGCAGCAGGTGGACGACACCACCGGCTTCCTGGAGGCGCGCTCGGAGATCGACGTGCGCCTTCTGGCGCTGGCGAAAGACGCCGCCAAGCAGCGGCTGGTCGACAGCGCGCCGTTCCTGGAAGCGATGAACCAGGAGATGGCGACCGGCATCTTCTACCACGACGTCGCCACCACGCCGGAGAAGTTCAAGGGCCTCGCCGCCCGCTACAACGCCACTTACGACGGCCCCAACGCCACCAAGCCGAACATCGCGGCGGGACAGGTGGTGGATGGCGGCGGCCGCGGCGCCGACAACACCTCGATCTGGTTCGTCACCTGGGGCGACCACGCGACGTCGCTGCTGACGCCCGAGGGCATCCCGACCGGCGTGCAGGTGGCCGACAAGGGCGAGGAGGTGACGCTCGACGCCGCCGGCAACAAGTTCTACGTCAAGTCGACGCTGTTCTCCTGGCATGTCGGCATGTTCGTCAAGGACTGGCGCTACAACGCCCGCATCGCCAACATCGATGTCAGCGACATGCTGGCCGGCTCGGTGGACATCTGGAAGCTGCTCCGCGAGGCCTATTACCGGCTCCAGTCGCGCCGGCTGAACGCCACGTCGAGCCGCATCGCCATCTACATGAACCGCGATGTGCTGGAGGTGCTGGACGCCCAGTCGTCCGACCGGTCGCTGGTGACCAACGCCGGCACGGCCAACTATTCGGCGCCGGGCCTCAGGCGCGACAGCATCGAGGGCAAGGAGGTGCTGACCTATCGCGGCATCCCGATCCGCGAGACCGATGCGCTGCTCAATACCGAGGCGGCCCTTCCCGCCTACGCCGGCTGATCCTGAAGTGCCCGCCCCGGCGGGCGCCTTTCTCCCCGCTTTTTCAAGGATATCCAAATGATCCTCGACACGCAGGCGCTGTTCTCGGACGCCCAGGCGATCACCGCGACGGCCGCCTCCACCAACGTCATCGACTTCGGCCCGATCTCGCCGGCCACCAAAAACTTCGACGCCGGCAAGGGCGACGACGTCGCGCTGCTGGTGCAGGTGGTGGAAGACTTCAACAACCTGACGTCGTTGCAGATCGACCTGGAGCTCGACAGCACCACGACGTTCACGCCCGACAAGGTAATCCCGCTGGCCACCGCGACGCTCGCCCAGCTGAAGGCCGGCATGCAGATCGCCCGCGACGACCTGCCGCGCGGCATCACGCTCCAGTACGGCCGCCTCAAGTACACGGTGACCGGCACGGCGCCGACCACCGGCAGGATCACCGCCGGCATCGTCGCCGGCGTGCAGTCGAACGGGGTGGCCATCTGATGCGCGTCACCGCCGTCCGCAAGGGCTATTTCGGCGGCAAGATCCGCGACGCCGGGGAGGTTTTCGACCTCCCCGACGCGCTGATGAGGGATGGGGTGAAGCCGTCGTGGGTGGAGGCTGAGGGCGGGGCTTCTCCGGCCGGGCCGGAGGGCAGCGAGCCCACCGCCCGCAAGCGCGGCCGCAAGCCGAAGGCGGCAAGCGCGCCGGAGACGCCCGAGGACGACGGCCCGGAAGGCAACGGCCTCCTCGAAGCCCTCGGCGGCCCGCCACCCGATTGGCTGCCGGGCGACATCACCGAATGACCGGGCGGGCTTCGGCCCGCCTGAGCCTTATATGAGCCGCTCGTTCCATCCTGCCCGAGGTCCCCCTTCGCGGGGATGACAGCTTGATGGAAACCGGCGAGAGCCGCTACGGCTTTGTTTCCCATATATAAAACTGTCATCCCCGCGAAGGCGGGGACCTCGGGCAGAATGATGCGCAACGCTTCTATAGAGCGCCCATGGATGCAGCGCGCAACGAGGGGACGTGCGAAAGGGGCGCCTGCTATCAACCGCTCGCCCCATCCTTCCCCGGGGCCCCCGCCTCACGCGAGGATGACAGCTTGATGGAAGCCGGCGCGAGCCGCTACGGCTTTGTTTCCCATATATAAAACTGTCATCCCCGCGAAGGCG